AGGAGCAATTACCTGCGTTAATCAAAGAATCCGTACAAAAGGAAGTAAAACGATTATTAAGTGAAGGTAAACAACCAGTACAACCTAAAAATACTGGATTATCAATGGCTAAAGCTATGATGGATGATGATGTTATTCAAGAATCAGTAGCACCAAAGGTAGCACCTACAAAGCAATTTAGCAAAAACCCAATGATTAACCAAATTCTAAATGAAACCGCAATGGCACCTGCAACTGGTGATGGTGGATTCAGAACAATGAATTTTGGACAAGGTGATATGGGTTCAATTGTAGGTAGAACTGCAATAGCTGAAAAAATGGGTTATGGTGATTTAGCAAAAGGACCTTCACCAACTGGATTAGGTGTTCAAACTGGAGTGCCTGAATTGGATAAAGCTTTGAATAGAGATTATTCGGAACTTGTAAAAAGATTTAAAAAGAAATAATGGCAATTGTATTAGGGCAGAGGCTCGTTCAAGACACTAAGAAGTATGAAGACCATGCAATAGGTATAACTTTACCTATTCAAATAGGTAATACTGCTTTTAATCAGTCTTTCACAACGTATGAGCAAGCTAAATCTAATATAAAAAATTTATTACTTACAAAAAAAGGTGAAAGGGTAATGCAACCTAATTTTGGTAGTGGTCTTCAAGAATTATTATTTGATTTTAATGATGAGTTACTTTCTGCAAAAATTGAAGAAACTATAACAACTGCTTTGGAAAATTGGTTACCTTATGTAGTTGTTCAGCAAATAAATGTAAATCAATCAAACGATAATAAAGATAGAAATACAGTAGGTATTACGATATCATTTAATGTAAGGAATAGTCCTGAATTAAACACAGTATCATTTAAAATTTGATAATTAAAAAAAATGGGATTAACTATTACAAATAAAAACTTTAAAAACAAAGGCAAAGATGTAAAATATCTTGGCAAGGACTTTGTTGGATTTAGAGATAACTTAATTGAATTTTCTAAAACATATTTTCCTAAAACATATTCTGATTTTAATGAATCATCTCCTGGTATGATGTTTATTGAAATGGCATCTTATATTGGAGATTCTTTATCATATTACATAGATGATACATTAAAAGAATCTATGATGTCTTACGCGGAAGATATAAAAAGTGTAATAGCATTATCACAATATTTAGGATATAAACCAAAGGTAACAGCGCCAGCAGTAACAACATTAAGTGTCTATCAATTAGTTCCTTCTATTGGAAGTGGTGGAGATAATAGACCAGATGAAAAATATTATTTAAAAATAAAAGAAGGATTACTTTCTCGTTCAGCAAAAGATAATGTTGTATTTAGAACGGCAGATGTTGTAGATTTTTCAGAACCACAAGGTAGAGAAGTAAGTGTATATCAAAGAGAAGCTGTTACAGGAGAACCATTATTTTATTTGGTTAAAAAATATGTAAAGGCAATATCTGCAGAATTAAAAGAAGAAACATTTGATTTTGATGCATATGAACCATTTCAAAAAATAACACTACAAAATACAAATGTAATCGATATATACGATGTTAGGGATACTAATAATAACAAATGGTATGAAGTTCCATATTTGGCACAAGAAATGATATTCATTGACCAACCAAATACTGAAGCTAATGACCAAGAATTATATCAATTTAAATCAACTGTACCTTATATTTTAAAAACAATTAAAACTCCAAAAAGATTTGTGGTTAAGGTAAATGATGATAGTACAACATCTATACAATTTGGAGCTGGTGATTCATCTGCTAGTGATGAGCAATTAATTCCAAACCTTAAAAATGTTGGATTGGGATTACCAAACTCTATTAGTAGATTAGAAGAATCATTTGACCCAACAAACTTTTTAAAAACAAAAACATACGGAACATCACCATCAATGACAACTATAACTGTAAAGTATTTAGTTGGTGGTGGAGTTAATTCAAATATATCATCGGGTCAATTGACTAGAATCGAAGGAATTGAATTTGAAGAAGATACACAACGATTAAATAATGTTGAATTGGCTATTATGAGTGCAACTCAACGTTCTGTAGCTATCGATAATGAAGTACCTGCAACTGGTGGTAGAGGTGGTGAATCTTTGGAAGAAATTAGACAAAACGCATTGGCAAATTTTGGAGCACAAAATAGAGCAGTAACGGCAAAGGATTATCAGATAAGAACAATATCAATGCCAACAAAATATGGAGCAGTTGCAAAATCATACGCTGTTGCTGATGGTACTTTGGATAATAACTCACCATCATCTATATTAGCATCTCCAAATAATTTGCAAGAATTTACTGATTTAGTGATGAGTTTTGTAAATATGCCTGATAACGAAGAACCAACTAGGGCTAGTATATCATCTGATATTACAAAATTTTTAATTGGTAAAACTTCTAATGAAACTGAAAAAAATAATCCATTTGCAATTAATTTATATTTGCTTGGATATGATTTAAACGGAAGATTAACTAATTTAAATAAAGCAGTTAAAGAAAATATAAAAACATATATGGGTGAGTTTAAAATGCTTACTGATGGTGTTAATATTAGTGATGGATTTATTATAAACATCGCATTAGATTTTGAAATAACTGCATATCAAAATTATAATAAAAGTGAAGTATTAGCAAAATGTATTTCTGAATTAAAAGATTACTTTAATGTTGATAATTGGCAATTCAATCAAACAATAAATTTGAGTGAAGTTGAATTATTAATAGCAAACGTAGAAGGGGTTGCATCCGTACCATTTTTTAAAGTAGAAAATAAATGTGGAGCACCATATTCTTCAAATTCATATAATATAGAATCGGCAACTAAGGGAAAGATTGTATATCCTTCATTAGACCCATCTATATTTGAAATAAAGTTTCCAGATTCAGACATTAAAGGTAGAGTAAGATAATGGCATACTATTTTTTAACAGCATCAAAAGATGCATCGGTTTATTTACAGCAGCCAAATCAAAATACTGGTTTGGATGAAATCTTAGAGATAAGTAAAATCTATTATGGTAATGTAAAGGATGTATCAAGAGCATTATTAAAATTTGATGTTGGATTTCTATCCGCATCATTGACGTCTGGAACTATTAAAATGCAAAGTGCAGATTTAGTATTAAAAGAAACTCAAAGTGAAGAAATTCCATTAGAATATACTTTATACGCATACCCTATTAGTGGAAGTTGGCAAATGGGTAAAGGTACTCGTTTTGATAATATTTCAACTGCTGGTGTAACTTGGAATTATAGAGAAGGAGATAGTAAGTTGGATTGGTTACAAAACGGATTAAATTTAGGAACTGATGCAAATCCAAATAATGGTACTGGTGGTACTTGGTGGACAGCAAATTCAGCAAATCAATCATTTAATTATCAAACGGCCGATATCCAAATGGATATTAAAAATATTTTAAAATCTTGGATGAGTGGTTCTGGTGTAAATGGTGGTATTCCAAATGATGGTATTTTAATAAAACATTCCGATAGTGTTGAAAACGATACACAAGACTATGGTATAGTAAGAGTATTTAGTAAAGAAACAAATACAATATATCAACCAAAAGTTAGAATAGGTTGGGATGACCAATTATTTGTAACGGCTTCATTATCTCCATTAACCGCAACGGATATCAAAGTTGGTGTAACTAATTTTAAAAAAGAATATAAACTTGGAACTGCCCCAACTATAAGAATATTTGGAAGAGAATTGTATCCGTTAAAAACATTTACAGATACGTTTGCATATAATAATATAAAATATTTACCACAAACAACTTATTATCAAATAAAAGATTACGCATCCGATGATATTATAATTCCGTTTAGTGATTATTCTAAAATTAGTTGTGATTCAAATGGTAATTATATAAAATTAAATTTATCTAATTGGGAGGCTGGTAGAGTATATAAAATAGAATTTAAAGTTGATATGAATGGTGATGTTCAATATATTGATGAAGATATAACATTTAGTATTGTAAAACAATAAAAATGATAAAAACTGGATTAGTAAAAACTGGATTACAAAACGAAGCAAAAATTAGTGAACTACTAATAAGCGGTTCTTTGGCTATTAATACAAAGAATCAATTTGGCGTTCATATATTTAGTGGTTCTGTTATTGATGATGGGATTATATCAGGTCAACTTGTAAAACCAAAATATAATCAAGAGGAATTATTAAAATCAATAGATACTACAATCGTAGAATTGATTGATATATTACCTCCAGTAACCGACCCAACTATTTATGTTTCTACTTTCAATGAGGCCACACAATCGATAGTAGATTTAACAAGTACAGTAGAAGATTTGACAACAGCGGTTCTTAATCTTAATGGTAAAGTAAAAGAATTGGAAATAATAACTCAAAGCTTAGTAGTTGAACTTGATGCTAGAAATTTAACTGTTGCCGTTGCTGAAAATCAAACTCAACTTGTTACTACTAAAGTTGAATCAACAATTACTGATTTACAAAATTCAATACAAAAAGCAACTGCAGAATCTATTCAAAGAGTTTCATTGAATGCAAGAAATACATCACTAATACAAGAGAATACTGTATTAATTCAACAATTAGAAGCAGCTAATACTACAATATCGGATAGAAACAATACAATTAATCAGTTAAACATATCTTTAGCAAATGCAAACGCACAAACATCTACTGCACAAACTGCATTGATTAAATCAAATGATGCACAAACTAAAAAGAAGAAAATCATTTGTAACGAATTATACAATCAGGGTTACTTACCTCAACACATTTGGAACGCCGATGAAATTTATGGTGAGATGATGTATGAGAAAGACCCTCGTTTGGTATTAGGATATATGATGTGGGCTAGAAATGTAGTTAAATACATGAAAGCTAAACCACAAAATACTAAGTGGATTTATATGATGGTAAAACCTTGGACTGAGCATATGGCTTATGAAGTGGGTATATTACCAAAAGCTAATTGGATAGGTAAACTTATTCATAATGTAGGAAAACAATATTGTTACTATGTATATGATAAGCAAATGAGTAAAAGAAACAAATTGTCATGGCAGTAAAAGGATTCAAAGATATAATACAAAATAGAGGATACAAAATTGATTCTAAAGATAGGCGAGTATTTGAAGAAGGAAACTTGCAATCTTTCTTTGGATTTGGAGAATCTGATGCAATTGAATTTGTTTTATATGATGTAAATGATAATCAGTTACCCCAAAGAAATAACGAATTGGTTAGATATGTACCATTAACATCTGATACTATAAAAGATTATTTTTTAATAGCAGAGGGAACTTTATTAGAAAAAAATAAATTTCCAAGTGAATATTTTGTTGATATTGAAAGATTAATAAGAGAAGCTGGATATAGTAATGGTATATTTAAAACACAAATTACTTTATTAAATAAAAGAGTAGGTAGTAATGATGTTAATGATAAAATGTGGATATCTGAAATATCTCCATCAAGAACTGAAATACGATTATATCCTTTAAAAAAAGGATTAGATGCAAGTTCAAACAACTTAGGTGAACGATTTAATTTATTTAAAAAGAATGGGGAGTTTAGAGATGACACTATTAATTTGGCATTTAATTTTATAGAAAAAATTAATCCAGGTATTATAAGTACTTTTATGAAAACAAAGTATTCTGAAAAATGGACTAATAAAATGTTGGGAGAATTTAAAATTAAAGACTTTGAACAATTGACAACAATACTTTATAATAAATTTAGTGAAGCTTGTTTTTATGAATTTACAAATAGAATATCAGACGTATCCGATTTAAACTACGGAAAGGCAAAAACAACTAATCCTGAAATTGGGTTATCAAAAGAAACTATTCGTGATAGATGTAAAAATTTATTAATTCAAACAATAACAAAATATCTACCTCAGCAAAATATAAATAAACTAACAACATTTGATAATGCAGTAGATGAAAGTTTAGATGAAGTTCAAATTGTATTACAAAGATTAGAAAGTAATACAATAATAGATACATCAAAACCAGCATTAAAAGAAATTACAAAAATAAAACCTATGCAAAGCGATAAAGCTATTCACTTTGCAGAAAAAATAAAAAAACAAATACCACCTACTGAAAAAATAGGAAAGCCTGTTGTTGTAACGCCAATTGAAGAACCGGTTGTTGTAACGCCAGAACCACCAATAGTTATAGAAACTCCAGTAGAGCAACCACCATCATATGGTGGAGGTGGTGGTGGAGGAGGCGGCGGTAGCATCTACCGAGAATATGATACATTGGATAGACAAAATTTAGCAGATGGTGGTATGGGTAGAGAACGAATGGAATTTCAATAATATAAAATACTTATAAAGTAATGAGAGCAGTAGATGAACAAGCATTTGATATGGGGTATGGCACGCAGCAATACCAAGATGGCAATATGCTTAATGAACAAAATCAGCTGCAAGGATACTTTGGTTCTGGTGGTGTTTCTACATTCATTGGTGGTGGTGGGGGTGGTGGTGTAACTGGTGGTGGTTCTGTTGTAGTTTCTGAAACTCCTGGAACTTCAAATTACAATGCTAAGAAAGTAATTTACATAAAATCAAAAGAATCTGGTGCATCTATTTTATATAATGGAGTAAACACATTTTCCACTACTGATTCGAGTATTACTGTAGATATAAACGAAGCATTGGCAACGCCAATTGAAATAACAGTTCAAAAGGAAGGATTTACTTCAAATGAAAAATATATAATAGATGTTGTAAATAATCCAAATTATCAAAATTTAAGAATAAACCTATCTACTGATATAAAAGTTAATGTTGACCCATTTAGTAGTTTATATGGTTATCAAGATTTTAATAATATAACATTTAATAATGTTTATAATTCTGGTACTGGTGTAACTTATTATGGGCAACCATATGTTCCTGATACACAAGATTATTCTGTGTATTCAAATGAACCTATATTTTTAATTAGAGTACAATACTATTTAAATGGAAATTTACAAAAATTTGATTATAATGCAAAGGATAGTTCTTTAACTGTAAATTTTGATAATTTTGTAAAAACATCGTTTGAACCACCAATTGATGTATTGCCCGAAACCGTAGATGTAACTATTAATTTAGTTGGTCCTGAGAATTCCGTAATAGTATTGACCAAAGGACTTGTCGGATTATTAGGTGGTG